GGCTCGTTAGTGATCCATCTCCGTGTTCTATAGTACCGCCTTGAAAAACTCCTTCTCCATCTACGTTAGGATGTCGATCATCAAGTTTTCCAACATTATCGTATAGAATAACAGACGCTATTGTTCCATCAATTAAATCTCTCGCTTGGGATCTCCTAAGACAGTTTGCAGTACGTCCTCTCTGAGCATCAACAACTTGCCCTTCCTCAAAAAAGTGAATGTGATTTGTGGCTTCTGGTAAGAAAGCCGTAGAATGTTTATCAGCGTAGAACTTTGGAATCTCAAAAGCAGATCCGTCTATTAATGCTCTTGCTTGAAAGTAAGATAATGGTGCAGTATTAACCGTCCTACCGTGGGCAACGAGATTCATAACATCGACAGGGGGATCCTCAAATACGTGTACGTGAAATGCGGCCGCACCGACAGTCATCTCTGGTAATGTAAGTCCTTTAGTTACATTCGTGTGAACTAGAGGAGCGAATCCATTCTTGCGTCCGTGAGAGTGTATTATATCTCCGTCTTCAAATGCCTGCATTTGAACAGAATCAATAACATCATTAGTTGTACCATAAATCTTTTGAACGATTGTATCCTCTCTATGTGCATCAAAATGTCCGTATGATTTCTCGACGGCATATTTTGCTTCCGGCATAAATGATTCTACCCATTCGATCATTCTCTGTAGAGCTTTGTATACTCCCATTTCCCATACTTCACAGGAAATCATTCGTCCATCTACTGCACTAAATAAGTCATCTCTAATAATTAATTCACTTACACTAGGCGGAAACTCTTCAATTGGAAGAACTTTAAGATGCTGAACAAAAGCGAGTGTCAATTTCTCTGGGTAAGCGGCCAGCTGAAGTTTCATATCTTCATTCAGCCACGAAATAGTATATAACTTCTCTAGAATATCTGCGCCAATTAGTCCAGATTTTATATCAAAGTTAATAGATAAGTGATCTCCTGGTTCTGCCCATCCAGATGGTTGAATTAGTGCAGAATGAGACTCAAGGTTACCCAATATCTCAATCATATACTCTTCAAATCCTTTCTCAAGGAATACTCCGAATCCAATATGAGCGTGCCCAAGAGTACCGTGTTGTTCAGTCTCTTGATCCCATATATCGATACCAACATCGAGATAAGAGAATATTTGAATAAGAAACTTAACATAATCCTGAGGCATCTGAACTGTCAGACCAACCACTGAGGAGAATGCGAATTCAGCGAATAATTTTAATCCTACTGGGTGAACAAGTTTCTTTAGAACCTCGCGGTATGATTGAATAGGAACCGTAGATTTAACAACGTAAGAGAAGTCTTGATAATAATTGTTATCTTGTATCTTTCTGTCCGAAGACAAGAAGCCAGCACTATCTAACCAAAAACCATTTGTTTTCCAAACAGAAGTTTTTATGTGTGGTTGAGCATCTGGATCAACAAGTGCCTCGCAATCTTCTCTTGTTTCGGCTGCCCCTCCCTGCCAGATGGTCCAAACATTATTATCATTGGTGTAAGTATTTCCTGCAGAAGTCCAAGTATTGGAAGTCCAAGTATGAGGAGTCCAAGTATTATCGGAATCCCAAGTATTTGTCTGAGTAAAAACACCATCCTGAGTCCAAGTATTAGCGACAGACCAAGTTGATCCATTACCTATACAACCCACTTCATCATTGTCATAATTTGAATTAGAACAAGAACCTACTGCGAGACAAGCAACTTCATCATTATCATAAGTTCCATCAGAACAAGAACCTTGAAGTAAACAGCCCGGTTCATCATTATCAAAATTTGAATCAGTACAAGTGCCTACCGCTATACAAGCAGGTTGACTAAGGAGAGCACCATCAGAACAACTGTGAGCAAGTATACAGGATGGTTCGCTTTGAAAGTTGGAATCAGAGCAAAGACCGTTATCGATACAGGTTGCTTCGGAATAATAGTTGGTTTGACTGGAGGAGCAAGCTCCGGTAACTATACAGTCAGGCTCATTATTATCATAAGTTACATCTGAACAAGTACCTACACCAAGACATCCCGGCTCATTATTATCAAGGGAAGGAAAGGCTTCATAATCCCAAGTATTAGCGACAGTCCAAACACCAGTTCCAGTCCAATTATATAGGGGATCCCAAGTAGCGGCAGTCCAATCTTCTCCAGCGCCTAAACAGCCAGCTTCATCATTGTCAAAATTCGCATCAGTACAACTACCTGCACTACCACAACCAGCCATACTGCCTGGATCAGCACCCCATCCATTATTATTAAAAGCAGGATCAGAACAAGTACCTGCATCGAGCAGACAGCCATTTTCCCAATTCGCTCCGCCCAGTACTACCGTCCCGTCATCCTCAGTACAAACACCCAGAGACATACACCACGGTTCATCATTATTTGCAACCGGATCATTACAAGTACCTATAGCTAAACAAGCGGGTTCATCATTGTAAGCAGGATCAGAACAGACGTTATCCCAACCAAAACAATTTCCTGCACCTGCACAGCCTGGTTGAAACTGAAAAGCAGGATCAGAACAAGTACCTTGAAGAATACTATTTTCTACAGTTTGAATGGCTGTCGTTAGTTCAAGAACTGGAAACCATTCGAGGAAAGAACTGGCTTGATAATATGGTGATGTCTCTATCCACGCATCAGGATGCATTGCGGCCAGACAATCAATCATATTGTCGTAATAATCTATATTCGGCCAATCGGATGATACTGTACAGAAAGAATGGGTTGGATCACTTCCTGTAAATGAAGTTGAATATGCCCAAGCCGCCGTTTGTGCTACATATTCTCCTTTTTGAAAATCACCATTGACACCGATCAAGTTCATCTTTGTATAATCTACATCGGCTCCCATAATTTCAGCCTTTGCACCACTCGTGAGCCCGGTAATTCCCGGTCTGTTTACTAAAGTCCCCACTTCAATTGGATGACCAGTAACGTGCAACCATTCGTCTTTCCAAGCCTTACCATTAATAACACATTCACCTTCAGTACGAACCCCCTCAGAAATCATCCTCGCTTTCAGTGGAGTTATATTGAGTTGATCTCCTATATCTTCCCAGAGTTCCTCACCTTTGACAAATACGCCATTAACTTCTGTAAGCAATATTTTTTCATAATCTGAAACAGTTATGGACTCATCCATATCAATGAAGGCTGTCGCACCAGACGTTTGACCGACAATCTTTTTATTATAAAATGATCTTATTGTTGTAGCAACAATTACATTTTCAGTTTCTTCATAGTATTCAGAAGACGGATCTGTCGTTTCTTTGTCTGTAAGAACTGTGATCCACTTAGGTTCATACCAAACTGAGCCAGATGCTCTCCACATCCAGTTTTTTGGATATAGTGTTTCTACATCAGAATCAAAATCTCGTCTGAAGAGAAAGTTAAGAGCGTTGGTAGTACCTTTTTGTCTATAAACTGGTAGAATATTTTTGGCTAGAAAAGCCTTATCGGTAGTTTCTACTGTGGAATCAACAGCAGTATGAGGGGTACTGTAAAGATACGTTTTCTCAAATTCTGGAATGAATTGGTCGAGGGCGTGATCGATATCCAGATTCTGAATTAAATCAGTTATCTGGGTATATTCTCCTAGTTCACCATTAACATCAGTTTCTCTTTCCAAGTATTCAAAATACTTTCGGAGAAAAGTGATGAACATCGGATGGTCTTCCCGAACATAATCGGGAACCATTCTTTCTACAAAGAGACTTAGAAACTTTGCAGGATGTTTAGAAAAGTTATCTTTTTGTGCCATTTACACCATCAAGCATTAATACTGAGCATTGAAATATTACTATTATTCAGAACAAGTAAATTATTTCTGATTGCAGTAATGTCATTTGATTGGGGTGTAGCGTACAGACTAATTACTGTGTTAACATCTAAAACTGGATTAAATCCACTTAACTGAATAATTCCATTTTCATAATCGATAGTCCCCTGTTCTGTATTTAAAAATTGCTCACTGGAAATATCATACAAAAGAATATTACCTTGACCATCATCTAGAAGTGCAAATTGGGTACTTGCTTGCGTATTACCAAATACGGAAGATACAGAAGTACCAGCCGTAATAGCGTTATCAAATCTGAAAATATAGTTACCGACTGTGTTCGATGCTTCTATAAAAAACTTTTTATACATTTTAATACTTGTCAAGTTATTAGAGATAGAAACATCGGTGCTATCAATAGTTTGAACAAGGCGAGAATAACGCAATGTCACCTTGAATTGCGTAAGTTCCGCTTCAAAAAAATCTTCAATTTCTGATATAATTTTCGTCTGCACTTCAGAAGCAGATAGCGGAGTTAGAACTGGATTATATTTAACCGTTGCATCTACATCTATATACGTATATTCTGGTGCAGTTATAATTGGATTAATAGCCAACATATTATATTTGGAAAGAATTTCATCCGTTAGTTTTACCTTTGTCAAAGGAGATAATTCTAATCCGTGCTTCGGCTTGATACAAATGAATACAGCACCGTATTGTGGTGGGTCATTTTCTTCACCACCCCATACTGCAATAGCTTCAATGTTTGGATATTTCTCGATTAAAATGGTCTTATAGTCTTCGGCTGTAACTGCTCTGTCCTGTCTCTCATACGCTCGTGGTGCAGTTTCTTTAATACTTTTAGTAGTTTCTTGTTCAGAACCAAGGGAAGATATGTCCACCGTATCTACCACAACAGTTGATGCCGTGTATACACCAGCAATAGTAGATTCAAGAGCAAACCCCTGTTCCTGTACAGTTGATACATAATTTCCAGAAGAGCCCTTCGTAGACAAATAAACTACATTAATTATTTGTCCATCAGCAGGTCTTCGACCGAAGAGGCCATTACCGAAATAAAGTTCGCTCACTCCATCTAGTCCCTCTTGCAAGAAGTATGCACGGGACATTTTATCTAAGTCGGAAAGAACTTTATTAGTCTCCCAAGGCCAGTCTGCTATCACCACAGTCATAGTATCCCTGTCACAAGAAGAATCATCTATTATGAACTTTTGAGTTTCACTTGTAGCATCAAATGTCCAATCAATTCCTTTTAATGCTCCTTGAGATAGTTTAATTTCTCCAGAGAACTCTCCACCTTCGTCTGGAAATATATTTACTGTATCTAGATTCGTGAAAGGTAACGGCACTCCATTTATATTAGAAATGAATTGCGTTCCCTTCTCCACTATAATATATTGCGGGTCCGTGCCGGTGATGTCGAATGTCAGCTTGACAATGGCTTCCGCGCATTTTACACTCTTAGGAACATATCCAATTGTCTTTGCGTGAGATACTACAGAGTTACGAAGGGTAGCGGTATCGAGAAAAGCCTCATTGATAGCCATATTCGTATGAAAGCCCATATAGTGAGTAGTGTACGCCATTACGTCCAGCATTACACTCATTCCAGAGCCTTCGAAATCAAAGTCAATGAACTCATCTTGGCCGCTCATAAACTCTTTAATATTCTTTTTAATTCCATCAAACTCAAGATTGCTTAAATTTAATGCTTTTGGATTAGTTTGTACTGCCATTTGTTATCTCAATCTGTTTAGGAAGAAATCTAATGCTACTGGTGAACCTTCGTTTACAGGAACATAGATTATCGTAACTGCATAACCATTCCTGTCTGGATCTGCCTCCACGACCACGCCTTTTAATACACATCTTTTTTCAAATCTTCGTATTGCTTGTTCGATGGCACCTTCTAGAACCACTCGTGTTTCGATGTTCATCGGTTCAAAAAGAGAATGATATATTGTTGAACCAAATGCAGACTGGAATACTCGTTCTCCGCGTTGTGTTCTGATGATACGTATTATACTTCCATTAATAGCATCCACATCAGACCGCGCAACGATATCATTAGTCAAAGGGTGTACCAACATATCGAGGTCTAGGTCTCTGTATTTTCTTTGTCGTTTTGTGTGTATCGGTGCGGGCATAACGATCTGTCCTTTTTCCTTGTATTATTCGTTGTTGACAATTCTACTATATTTATACTTGGAACATCAACCTTCGTCAATGATACAGTTTGATCCTGTAAGATTTGTAGATCCACACGAAAGGGAATCGCCTATTCTTGCTACAGGAATTCCGTTAATTAAGACTTTCGGTGAACCACTTGCTTGCATTGCATCGTGAGGAGCACAAACACCACAGGCGTGAGGTGCCCACATATCTCCTACTCTGACTGCTGGTATTCCTTCTATCAGACAATCTGGTGACGCAGAAACCGACATTCTAGGTCCAAAGCACCCGTGTCCACTACACATATCTCCTAATCTTACTATTGCTGGCATAAGCCGTTTTCCCTTCTTTTTTACCGTGAAAAAAATTTTCGATTTAACCGGAGGAGCCATTTTGCCGAAATTTTACCGCGAAATTCTTAGCTACCTCCTCTGACTGGTGGTCCTCCTGCTGTCACTTATTTTGGTCTTTTCAGGTGCCACCTTATTTTATTTTGGACACCTCTAGGCTAGGCAATTTATCGGTGTCAAATTGAGGCATTGTGGGTAATTTAGACCGTGTATTTACGTTCTTTTTGTTAGTAAATTTCCCATATGATTGTATTTGTTTCTTAGCATTTGTGGACCCTGCTTGACCCTTCTTACACACCCATTCACCATTAGCATCTTCGCATATTGCTTTAGACTTAGCATTTTTTATATCTGCTTTCTGACTTCCTCCAGATACCCCCTTTATTGCTCCTGTAATAACTATCCATCTTCCTGAATGCTTTAGACAAGTGTCTTTACCAGGTGCAAAGGGACTGACCTTAGTAGCTCCGTATTTAGCCATTATTACTACTTCTACTGATTGATAAATATTTCCATCGTCGCCGACTATATATTCGCCTGTATCAGCCAATTCTGCGGCGTCTACCTTAGCGATTAATGAATCAGTATAATTAGATGGATCGACCAGTTGATATCCATCTGGAAATTTTAATCCAGTAAAATCACAAGACCCTACTTCCTTCGCATTTGCTACCGCTTTCGTTGGTTGACACGCACAAGTCTGAACTTGTTCCCAGTCACCCGTCTTCATTGCTAATTCAACTACCTCTCGTGAGAGATCATATTCAGATATATCTCCACCAATATTAGATTTTTGTTCTGAAGTATTAGACGGAAGCGTTGCTGATCCAGGTCTAAGTCGATATGATCCGGGTAGTACCCCTAAACCTTGTTGAACATACGTCGGCACAGCAAAAGGCTTTGGATCGTTTGGATCTCCAGATGACTGTAGCCCTGCTGGACCCATTTTAGATAATATAGGATCATTCATCGCTGGATCAAAGGGTGTTCCTTTGTTTGGATATCCCCAAGTTCCGTAAAATGAACCTGTTTGCTCTAATGGATCACGATCTTTAGTTACGACCATTGCTCGTGCGCCTGGTGAAGCTGGTGAACTTGGAACATCTCTTGCTTTAGGAGCTATTACAGGTTTCTTTACTGCTGAAGAAGGACTGCTTGGAGGAGGATCTTCTTTATATTCTGGAAAAGTATCTTCTAGTGTCTTCGCTACGGGACCCATAGCCGCTTCTACTGAACCAGCCATTTGGACTTCATTGTCCGTCATCTCCTTCTCGTGCCAATCTCCATCAGTCGCTTTACATCCATCTTCATTTCTATTAGTACCTCCACCAGAGCCTCCTGTACACCATCCCACTTTATGTACTTTTGCTACAGGGCTTTTTGTTTTATCTTCGGCTACTGCTTTGTATTCTACGTCCTTTACATTGGCTGTGAATTTCTCGTTTTTATCGGAAAATGGAGTCTCACCCTTCTCTACACCCTTTGAAAAATCTGACTTCGCTTCAACATCTGCGGGAAACTCTGGATCATTTGGAGTCACCCACCCTACTCCATTAACGTATTCAGGTGGTGTTGAGTCATATCCTCCTGTAGGAGATGCCGCATTATTTGCCGCAACTACTTCTACTCCTTTTGGTTGACTATCTTTAATCTCTTGTACTGAAGCTTGGCCCTCCATAGGGGCCTGCTTATGTTTAGGTACATCAACAACTGTCCCGGGAGGTTTTACTAATTCGTCTCCAAGAGATGGAGCTTCGATAGGTGGTGCTGTTTGTCCAGTAGCTGCCGCGTATAACGTCATAATGTCTTGCATCACTGGACCCGTTACATTCTCTAACATTCGATTAGAGTTGACTAATGCACAGGGGTCGGAAGTGGCTAACTTAGCAAAAGCGGCCCATTGAGCGAGTTTATTCAGTACGGATGCTAAAGCGGCGAGGTCTTTCCCAATCAGGTCATTGATCTTACCCATCATCGCGGCACACATATTGTCGAAATCGGACGTAAGACCTCTAATCGTTTCACACTCACTCAGTAGATTGGATACGGCTGAAGCGTTGGTGATACCCTTAATTAGATTCTTAGATCGTTTGTTAAGCTGTGGTAGATCTCCTGCTTCATTGGCCTCATCTATCGCCCCCTCAGACTCTAGAAGAGTAGCGAATCCAGATGCACACTCCAGAGCTTCATCATATTGCCCTAATGCTTTAGTTAATTCCCGTCCTGCTTGCTGTATACCAGAGTTCCGTATGAAGTCACGAGTAGCGGCGAGCAGAGCATCTTCCATAAAAGACCCACAGGAAGTAAACGCATCGGAAACACCTTGAACCTCTTGGAGCGTATCCCATATCTCCTCACCTTGAGCACCAGGATAAGCCGCTTTGACGGCCACCTCATTGATACCCTCTTCACCAGTGATATCCAGGGATTTGCCGTCGCTCTTCATCTTCTTTGCCTTAGGAGACGAAGGTGATTCGAGCATCCCACCGACACCACCCATCGCATCGCCAGCGTTTGCAAACGTCCCTGTACCTGTTGCTCCTGATATTACGCTACTTGGATTCATTTTTTAGTTCCTGACAGTGGTTGTTTTCTTTTTTTTTTTTCGTAAAAACGCGGTTTTTAGCCGGATAAACGCCGGAATCGGCTAATTTAGCTTTAGGCCAGCCCCTTTGACCCAGTTCACAGCACCAGCTTCAGTGGTTATACCAGCTCCAGAGGTGATTGTGCAGTCATCAGTCGAATCGACATTACAAGCTCCTCCTGCTTCTATGTTCACATCACCGCCGGAAACGAAATTCAGATCACCTCCAGCATCAAAGGTTATATCCCCATCAGATTTAATGGTGCAGTCTCCCGTGATTGTGACTTCTTCGTTTCCTGCTACAAGCGTGAAATTGTCCATAATAACGTTTACTGTACGTGTTCCGTCTGGTCCTATCTCTTCCCACGTACCTGATTTGTGATACCTCATAAGTCTTTCTGCTCCTGGTGTATCGTCCCATTCTTCTACGTGACCGCTCTCGCTTGCTCTTACGTGATTAAATGGATACTGGGCGGCGTAATTGTCCATTGGTAATCCTGGCTCCTCTTTAGATGCACCACCTCCTACATCTGGTGGTCCTTCGAATTCCACTACTGCTCTGCGATGAGTATCTGGTTCTCCCAGATGTGTGGCTTTTGGATATACTCCGTTTGGATCGTTGAATCCAGATGCGGCTGGCGCTTTGGTCGGATATCCCCCCAGGGTTCCCATCATAATAGGATCTTGACAATTAGCTCCATCCCTGAAGAATCCTACTACCCACGTACCTTCGACAGGCCCTAACGGAGTCGTACCGATTCCATTCATCGCGGCACTCGTAATTGGTTGCATTGGATATGCCCAGGGTAGATCAGGTGTAGGAATACCCTCGTCAATACCTTGCTCCATTTTGTCTGTATGCAGTCCAGCTATTCGTACTTTGCATCTTCCCAGTTTCATCGGATCACGTCTATCCTCTACGACACCCGTAAACCAAATAAAACCATCAAATCCCATAAATTGCATAATGTTTTATCCTCGTTCTGCGATTACTTTATCAGGGTCTCCAAAGAAACCATCTTTCATACACTCTAATGTCATTGTATATCCACTATTAGATATCTTATGATGTATTGCGGTGACTAACCATTTTCCAGTCATATACTGATCCTCTGGAACATCGTGAACGTGAATATGAGTTGGTATCCGAAGCATCACTACATCACCAGCCCACGTGTTTGTATCACCAGGAACATCAAATTTAATGGTATTCGCATTCATTTCCGTCATCTTCATATCATAATGAGGATAATGGCTCTTTTCTCCTTTATCGTGAAAATTATAAAGGTAATTAGCACTCATAAAACCATTATGTTGCTTTACATTATAGTCCGCGAACGGAGCATCTTTCGGCCCGTTTAAGCCAATACCCTCTGCCATTATCTTGTCTTTCTCTCCGTCGTACTCTACTTCATAACTTTCTAGCGACTTTTCAAGGATATTATGTGTCAATATCGAAGAGCCATAATTTCCATTTACTTGTCCGGCTGATATATTAAATCGTTGTTGCTCTGAATATTTCTCCATCATCGAATTATCAACGGTAAAACCGAGTCTGCTTTCACCGATTTTCGTGGGCATATTCTTCAAAGTAAATGCTCTCATTATGTCTCCGTCTTTTAGTTCGTCTACAGTCACGAACTTAAAGCCATCGTTGTTCTCGAAAAAGAGATAATTGGATTCTCCCTTTGCAGATACGGAGTTTTTACCAAGAAAATTCAACAACTGAAAAGGATTCCAATTTGGTACTACCATATTCTTTTCGTGCAGAGAAGGAGATACCGTAAAGTCAGTCCATACTCCCTTTGAACCAAATTCCATAATATTCATACCTACGTATTCTGCTATCTCTGATGCCGTCATCTTCATAAATGAACGACTTATTAGTTTTTGATTGTTTATAAAGGCATAAGGAGATGTTATTCCTATATTATAGGAGGTATATTTTGCAGTCTTTGTTCCACCAGTTATAGAATCAACTTTGAATTCCTTTTCGAGATTGGAACTTTTCTCCGAAGCCGTATTCGGGGTAAGTATCTCAAAATGAACTTCTTCTAGACCAGAGCCAACAATACCGTTAGCTTCGACCATACCGGCTCCATCTTCTATCGCAATGTTACCAAACATACAATTATTGTATATCGACTCCCAAATGCTCAGTCCCTTAATGATACCACTCAATTCTAGGGATTTTCCGTTGTAATTTATAAATTCACAATTCCAATCAGAGGTAGCTTTGGGATCTAATGTCTCAAAACTGGGCTCAAGTTCTTCTGCCATAGTCTATTCTTGATATTGTTGTTTAGTATTTTTCATCCATTTCGCAAATTCATCCGCTATCTTTGGAACGTAAGAGGATTTGAGCAACATAATATGCCTCATTTTATCGTTCAAATGTAGTTCCCATTCTATATTAGTGACGGGTACTCTGTCCTCTTCTACATTGTTTGTCGGATATTGAATAAACTCAGCATCTTCATAATGGTGAATTTCATCTTGGTCGTCATAAATTTTGTTTGCATAAGCATAGACTTCCGTTTCTCTTTTTACCCAATCATAAAATGGATCAATCACATTATTTATTGCACATACAATCCACCAATAGTCTTGACTTCCATAATACTGCTCTGCTACTTTTTCAGGAGTAGCAGTTTCGTCTATAGTTACGGAATAATAATGAGTAGCATATTTTTTGACTGTTTTGAGCATATCTAATCGGTGTGTGATATCAGTTATACTTACTCCATTATAATTCACTTGAGGAAGTATTTTCGTATATTTTGCCATTATTAATAACCTCCTACTTGATCTATATCATCTTGAGTGATGATTGCATTTTCTTGAAGAGTTACATCTAATTGAGTTTCAATTGGAGCTCCATCTTCATAAGCATTCCACGTGCCCCCTGGTGTATAATTCACGTTCACTTTTCCAATAAAAGAATCTTTTATTTGAAATAAATGAGGATTGCGTTTCGCACCATACCAGAATTCGACATTGACTGTTACAGGTATACCTAGGCGTCCTATATTTCTCATAGATTCTGCAACTGACTTATCGTCTTTACTACCCATCGCAGGAAAGACAAACTTCACGCCATCTTTGCTGTTTTCATCTATCTCAGCCGTTGCTTTTTTATGGGCTTGAGCAGACTTAGTAAAATCAGTATCACCACCAAGAGGTCCCTTGACTACCGGAGCCGCAAATTTTTTGAAAGCATAACAAATTGTTTGAATCGCATTTTGCTCTGCTCTATCTTTAGGAATCATTCTCCAATTTAGTGTGTGTGTCCTTAATGATGCACCATCATACACTAATCCCATCATTTGATTTTGTACCGAACCCATTGCCATTTTACCAGAATTGTTTACGTTTGCCATTGAAGAAGCAAAGTTAGCAAATTCGCTGGCTGCCCCACCCAACACGGCTTGACCTTGAGACATAAAAGATGCTCCAAATCCTGAATACCCTCGTATATCTTCTCCGGAGCCTCTATTAACCGTCATATTATCTACTTCTGAATACTTCTGACCATATTCAGTAGCAAGAGTTAACGGCATAGGTAACCAAATATTAGCAAGAGAATCCTTATCTAATCCGGAAATCTGACCAGTTTCTCCCTGATCACTTTCACGTTTAACTGGTACCCAAGAATTGATTATTAATCTTGTCCAAAAATTCCCTGCTGATACATCATCTAAAGGGAATTTAAATACTTTAGCGCCGTCTGCCGAGGGAATGTGTGAAGGATCGGGGGCGAATTCAGATGATGGATGCCGAGCATCGTCTAGGGAACTACTAACATCATCTACTGCTATTGCCTTTCCGTGCGAACCAATACCCGGATTACTGTATCCTTTTTTTACTGCCATTTTACCTTCTCTATGTGATAATAAGTCCTTTGAACTATTTATATAAATAGTTGAGATGGCTTATAAGGGAAAATATAAAGTAAAGAATCGCTCAAAATACGTTGGGGCAGTTGATAACGTAGTATACCGCTCCTCCTGGGAAAGGCAATTTATGGTATGGGCTGATAGATCAAAGCAAATTATCAAGTGGAATAGTGAAGAACTTGTCATCCCATATGTCAGCCCCGTCGATGGTAAAGTTCATCGGTACTTTCCTGATTTCTGGGTTCAGGTACTCGAACATAGTGGTAAGATTGTTACTTCGATAATAGAAGTCAAACCAAAGACACAGATGGGACCACCAAAGCTGGGAAAGACCGCTAAGTCTAAATACCGCTATGCAAAAGCAATGAAGACGTGGAAAGTGAATGAAGCAAAGTTTAAAATGGCTAGAGAGTTTTGTGATGATAGGAAGTGGAAATTTAAAATACTCACAGAAGATCATTTGGTGAAGTAATATGGCCGCAAAAGTCGCAAAGAAATTAGTTAGTATCGATAGAGGTACTGAGAGAGTAGGTTCTGACGGACGTAAGTATCGTTGGCTGGGAGGACAATGGGGTAGAATAGCAAAGTCTGGTAAGACAAGTCAGATGGCTCGTCGGGCTATTGGAGCCGAATTGACTGCTTCAGCATTGTCTGGTAAAAAAGGATCAAAAGCTAAACAAGCAAAGAAATCGATAGCGTGGTTTAAACAGAAAGTAGGTGATTCTGCAAAAGGATTTAAAAAGAAAGCAGTCCTGAAACCGGGAAAGATGTACACGTTTGGATATGATGCCAAATTTAAAGATATTCTACCATATTGGGATAAATTTCCTCTTATTATTGTGCTTGATGTGTATAAGGATGGCTTTATAGGACTCAACTTTCATTATCTATTCCCTGTAGAGAGAATGAAATTTATGACCAGGATAATGAAATTTGCTACTCAAAAGGGCGAACCAGAAGATATGACAGATAAAGCAAGATTCAATGTATCTTGGGACGCCGTACGAAATATTAAGAATGCCGACAAAATGATACATAAATACTTATACGGTCACGTAAGAACAAGTCTATTAGAAGCGCCTCCTAATGAATGGGAGAATGCTATATTTTTACCATATCAGAGATTTGTCGGTGCTAAAGCAAAACAAGTTTGGAGTAAATAATGCAAGTATCAGATTTTAACGAAGTAATAGGACCTACAGGAGGTTTCGCTAGAAATAATTTATATTCTATAGAAATCTATATGCCGAGAGGACACAAAGGAATGGGCGCATCCGGTAGTGGAGAATATTTGGGGGAATTTTATACTGGAGCAGACAAAGAAAAAGGAGGAGCTAAATTTCTTTCTTATAAAGCAAAACAAGTATCAATACCTGG